ACTTTACACAGGTAGCCAGAAAGGCTACAGAGGGTTTTAATGACCCTAGGCTAAAAGAAGCTTCAAGTTATGAAGGGACTCCTGATGGTCCTAAACCAAAACATATTCAAAGACCAGATGGTCTTACTTTAGATTTAAAAAATTCACCAAGAAAAGATGGTCTAACAGAGGGTGTAAATTATCCTAGAACAGAATATCTTGGTATCTCAGATGTTAATTTATTAGCGAGACCAACAGACTACGCTTCTGAAAATAATAATCCAGTAAAAGACATATATCCTGTTCTTACTTTAGATACTCAAGAAGGACCTGGTTTAGAAAATTTAGAAGTAGGTAAAACAGAAGGTAAAAATAATACAGCCCTTAGAGATATTACAACATATTTAAAACCAAAATATCCATTTAATCATGTTCAAGAATCAGAATCAGGACATTTAATTGAGATAGATGATACACCAGACTTTGAGAGAATACATCTTTATCACAGAAAAGGTACAAGATTTGAAATAGACAAAGACGGAAACTATGTAGAAAAAATTGTAAAAGACAAATATTCTGTGGTGGCTGGAAATGATTTTGTTACAATTACAGGAGATGTTGTTGTAAATATAACAGGTAACGCTCATGTAAATGTTACAGGTACAAGTAATATAACATCTCAAGATAAAATAACAATCACAGGTAATAACGAAACAGAGATTATATCAGATACAACAATCACAGGTAAACTTCATGTTACAGGTGAACAAACTAATGATTCAACAATTACAGCGACTGATAGTATAACAGGTAAAGAAATAGTTCTTGATACACATACTCATACAATTAGTTCTGGTTCATCAGCAGGAAAAACATTAATACCTGATGCATAACATTTGTTAAAGTGATATAAATACATACCATGGCACAATATAATACTAAGAATCAATCAAGTATAGTAAGTAGAAGGTTTTATACAGACATTGATATAAACATGCTAAATCACCCACAAAGTAAAGATTTAGTTTTAAAGTTTGATATAAGTGCTATAAAAAGGTCAGTAAGAAATTTATTATCAACAAATAATTATGAAAGACCATTTAAACCAGGTTTAGGTGTAAACCTTAGAGGTATGTTATTTGAATTAAATTCAACACCTACAGATGTTTTAAAAGATGATATTATAGAACTCATAGAAAACTTTGAACCAAGAGTTAATATTCTAAATGTTTCAACTACTTTTCGAGGTAATACTTTAAATGTAACACTAGAGTTTTCGGTAATAAATGACCCAAGACCACAAGAGTTAACACTAGCACTAGAGAGAGTAAGATAATGGCGACGGTAAATAGTTCAAATATTAATATAACAGATTTAGATTTCGAATCAGTAGAAGCTAGTTTAAAAGAATATCTTAAAGGTCAATCAATACTCAAAGACTATGATTTTGAGGGTTCAAACCTTGCAGTTCTTGTAGACTTACTAGCTTATACTTCACATATATCAGCATTCAACGCAAACATGGTTGCGTCTGAAATGTTTTTAGATACAGCACAAATAAGAAAGAATGTAATTTCAAGAGCAAAAGAAATAGGGTATACACCATCATCAAAGACAGCAGCTAAAGCTACATTCGATTTAACAGTAAATAGTCCGACAATAGCGGGCTCAACACCAACATCTTTAACTATACTAAGAGGTCATAGATTTAATACAGTTTATGATGGACAAAATTATACTTTTGTTTCATTAGATAATAAAACAATATCACCAGTTGGAACTCAATTTAAGTTTAATGCTTTAGATGTTTATCAAGGTTCTTTAACTTCTGATATCTATGTCTATGACGGTCAAGAAACAAACCAAAGATTTGTATTAGTAAATCCTAATGTTGATACTTCAACAATCTCAGTTTCAATCAACTCAAATAATATAGTATCATCTTGGACTAAAGCTGAAGATTTAATAAATGTTACAACAAGTTCAAAGAATTACTTTTGTCAAGAAAATGATGATGGATTATTTGAGATATATTTTGGTGATGGTATCATTGGGGCTAGACCTTTAGACGGAGACACAATCACAATATCTTATTTAGTAGTTGACTCAACTCATGCGAATGGGGCTAATACTTTCACAATGTTAGACGCAGTAAATGGTAACTCAGATGTTTCGTTTACAAATACAGTAAGTGCATCTGGTGGTAAAGAAGAAGAATCAATAGACTCAATTAAATTCTCAGCGAATAAATTCTATACTTCTCAAAACAGATTAGTTACAGTATCAGACTTCAAAGCTAAATTACAAGAATTATATCCAGGCGCTGACTCGATAGCTGTATGGGGTGGAGAAGATAATGACCCAATATCATATGGTAAAGTTTTTGTATCAGTTAAGCCTTCTCAGTTTTCAAACAATCTAACATCTTCTGAAAAATCAGTTTTAAAAACATCTTTAAAAAATCTTAGTATGTTAACAGTAAGACCAGAAGTTGTAGATTCAGAGATATTACAAATATTACTAACAACTAATTTTAAATATGACCCAACAAAAACATCTAAATCAAAATCAGCTTTAGAAACATTAGTTAGGGCAGCTATTATATCATATGATGATAATAACTTATCAGGCTTTGATACAATTTTTAGACATTCACAATTACTAGGTTCAATAGATGATGTAGAGCCATCTATTCTATCGAATATTACAACACTTAAACTTAGAAGAAATATAAAAGCAACAGTTGACGGAACAGCTTCAGGTTATGAAGTATTGTTCGGAAACGCTTTATATAATCCACATACAGGACATAATATGAGTTCTGGTGGTATTGTAGAATCAACAACTTTCAGAGTATCAGGTGATAATACTGATTATCAATTTGATGATGATGGAAATGGAAATATAAGAAGATATTCTTTAGTTAATTCTACAAGAGTTTACAAAGACAATAATGCAGGAACTATAAACTATTCAACAGGAAAAATAACAATTAATAGTTTAACATTAGCCTCAACAGGCAATACTGATAGTTCAATAGATTTCACGGTGATTCCTAATTCAAATGATGTTATATCAAATAGGAATCAGTTGTTGGATATCACAGCTTCTGAAATATCTGTTACAGGTGTAGGAGATACAGTAGCAAGTGGTGAAACGAGTGCTGGGGTTGGATATACTACTACCTCTAGTTACTCTTAAAATATGATTCATGTATATGCATGAAGTAACATTCCCACATGGGGTGGGTTTTTAAAATGCTAATTTAAGGAGAACTAAAAATGGCAGATAAAAAAATAACGGCGCTTACCGATTTAAGCACAGGTATTGCAGGAGAAGACCTTCTGCATGTTATTGACGACCCAAGCGGAACTCCAGTCAACAAAAAGGTATCAGTTCTAAATGTTCTGAATAATTTACCTACTTTCTTGGCTTTCGCACAGACAGCAGGAGCTATCTCAGGTTCCTCATCAACTGTAGATGTATCTAAAGCTATACATCATATTACAATTAGTGCATCTGGAACAGACGCTATAGCATTACCAGCTGGTTCAACAGGACAACTTATGATTTTTGTTGTAACAGTAGATGGTGGTGGAACAGGTGCTCAAATTGACCCTGCAGGTACTAACTTGTTTAACACAATCACTTTTGCAGACGCAGGTGATGCATGTTTATGTGTTTACACAGGTTCATCTAAGGGTTGGGCGATAGTCGCAAACCAAGGTGGTACAATAGCATAATAATTAAAAATGCCTATATTTTACGATAGAATAACCGACCAAGTCGAAGAACTTCTTCCTGATTATTATCAGAAAGATGGTCCTAGATTTATATCTTTTATAAAATCTTATTTTGAGTTTTTAGAAAAAGGTCAGTTAATCTATAAAGACCAGGCAGATATTGATTATATTGGTTTAGAAGACGGAACTACGGCGGGAGAGCTCCCTAATTCTGCAGGTGAAAGAGGTAATCTTTTACAAGAGGAGGGAACCTATGCTCCGTCTTCTATCACCAATGCTAAATTTAATTATGAAATTGACATTGACCAGTTTACTGCAAATCCTAGTCAACCTGAAATAGCTAAGACGGCATTCGAACAAGATGAATTTATTGTCGGTTCTAGGTCAAAAGCAGTAGGTCGTGTTGATGTTATAGGTACTAGTTCTAACCTTTACATAGAACAATTCTCAGAGGCACAATTCGAACCAGAAGAATTAATTACAGGTCAAACTTCTGGTATGACAGCTACAGTAGATAGTTTCAAGGCGAGTCCATTACAAGCTGCAAATAATTTATTATCTTATGCAGATATTGATAAAACTTCTGGAGACTTTTTAGAGTTTTTCAGAAGAGACTTTATGCCTTTTATTGACCGAGATGTCTTAGCAAATAAAAGATTATTAAACAAACACATTAAAGACTTATACCTAGCGAAAGGTTCAAAAGAGTCTTACGAATTTTTATTTAGAATATTATATGGTCTAGAAGCAGAAGTTAGTTTTCCTTCTGAACAAGTTTTAAGACCATCAGAATCAGCCTTTAGTGAGAAATCAGCATTAAGATTATTCTCAACTAAAAATTTATTACCATTCAAAACAGGTTTTATACAAGTTGTTGACGGAAGTGGCGTTCCAATAAAAAAGG